GGGTCATAAGGAACATTCGTAATCCTTCCGTCTAGCTCTGCCATCGTCATTTCTTTAGCAAAGATAGCACCATCTACTGTCTGACGGCATAAGCCTTCCCAGACTGTGTTGTAGGCTTCTCTGTCCCTACTAAAAAGGGCATCTTTCTCTAGTTTGAGTGTATCTGGGAACCAGGGATTGTCTGACCAATTAATCTTTGCAACTTTGCAATTACTTGGTGGATTAACTACAAATCGCTGGTAAGTTTCGTCTGATTCAAGCTCTGGGTTGAATGTGACCCATATTTCTGAACCTTCTTTACGGATTGTAGGTATAAGAACATTCCAACTAGACTGACTAATTGAGGCGGCTTCCTCACACCACACAATGTCAACTCCTTCGAATGATTTTATGTTAGCAACATTGTTTTTAAGCCCAACGAACGCAAACTCTGAACCATTCTTGCCCCTAATGGAGTTCTGTGTAATTTCATAAAAAGATTCCAACTTTAATGCAATGATTTGATCTGATAAGAGCTTGTGGACTGATTGGCCTATAGAGTTTTGGAACTCACGGGCGCATAAGACTCTGGTTGGCTTTTTGACACCAAGAACCAATAAAGCCCTCGCAACACCCCAAGACTTAGCCCCACCACGACCCCCATAAAGAACCTTGTAACGCATAGGCTCAAAGAGGAATTGCAGCTTGATAGGGAAGTCAACCGCAGATATTGCCTCCCGCAGTTCTTGGGTGATTTCACTCACTTGGCTTTACAAACCTGACTTCTAATGAAGTAACGATATTGTTTCCGTCTGCATCTTCAAGCGTGGTTGCTTGGACTGCCTTGCCATCTAAACGATCAGCTACTTCTTTGACAGCCCATGCTTCCCCTGCTTCTGCTTGATCTAATACCTTGTCAACAATCCTGCCAATCTTTTGTGGATTCTGAGCTAAAGCCCTTCTCATAGCATCTAAAAAAGGCTTATTCTTTGTTGCGTTCTTGTTACCAATAGGCGCACCGACAGGATTATTTGACTTTTCTTCCATTTATTTGAATTATAAATACTTTTTGTTGTATTTACGCAACACTTTGATCTTGTGCAGGTTCATCAGACTGTTGTTTTTCTGCAACATCAGCTAATTGTGGCTCTGCAATAGATTTAACACCAGCGATTAGATGAGCAGAGTGCATATAGGGTAATTTACCTAACTCATTTAATAGCTCATTGATCTGTTGAACTGTAAATGCGATGACTTTTTGTTCGATGCTCATTTCTTCTTTCCTTTTGCTTTGGTTGCTTCACGTTTTTCAGCGTAGGCGATTGCCACAGCTTGCTTTACTGGTTTACCAGCTTTTACTTCAGTTTTAATATTTTCTTTAAAAGCCTTTGGGCTTGCAGATTTTTTTAATGGCACAGTCTTTTCCTTTCGGGTGGTTGCTTTCTTTACTACGGGTTTTCTTGGTCTATCTTCAGCCAATAATTCTGTGATACGCTTTTCTCTTGCTTGGCGTGGTTCAAAATCATCAGTAATAGGAAAATGCCATTGATTAGATGGTTTTGGCTTTGGGCCGATGACTTTACTTAACCAATCAATAATGCGATCAATCATATTTTTCCCCTATTCTGTCCAGCAGATATCCTGCCAGCTCATCAGTAAACATTTCTCGCCCTTGTGGTCTATCTTTGTGAACTTCAGATATTCCTCTTTGGGATTATCGTTCATTGTGCCAAAACGGACTCTCGCCCCTACTTGGATTGGCATTGCTTCTCTACGATCTGCCGATAACTTCTTGCCAGGGCCTACCGCTACTACAGTTCCCATGTTTTCGGCTTCTTTGTTATTCACAATTAATACAGAGCTTAAAACACGAACATCTGGGCGGACAATAATCTTGTCCCCCAGAGGTTTAAAAGTTACAATTTCTTCAGCCATTCAATATTACCCTATTGGTTGGTCAAAAAGTCCCTTGCCTTTACCGAGGCTTGGGGCTTTTGCTTACATATCGTCTTGATCGTGTCCGACACGCTTATGGCTGTAGCACTCACGCTCACCCATGTTGCCGTCATTCAACTCACCGAGCTTGCCTTCAAAGTTGCCAGCGTGGGAGAGTGGGCGTGAACCCATTGCATCCATTTTGCCCATGCCAACTCCGCCAACTAGCTTGACTTTACGCTCTCCGCTCATGTCAGCTTTAGCTGCGCCAGCAGGTGCTTTTGCGCCAGTTGTTGAAGGTACGCCCTTCATGCTATCCATTTTGCCCATGATTTATCCTTTAAGATGGGGTTGATACACTACGAATAATAATACTATTTTACGATTTTTCAAGCAATTTTACTAGATTTATCGCACCTTCAATATCGTGGATTCGAGCTATTGTTGATCCTTTCCAATTCATCATAAAAAGCTGTTGGGCTTTAGTATATGGTGCTTTGGCATCTCTTTTGAACTCACAGAGTATCGTCTTGCCATTCTTTCCACATACGACATCGGGAAAACCTGAACCAACCCTAGACGTATCAAAGACTGAACAACCCATATCTCTAAGAGCTTTAACAAGCATCGCATGATTAAAGTCAACTCTTTTAGCATAGGTCATTGAAATGTAATAAATTAAAGGTTAGTATCTAAACACTTTACACCAATAGGGGATGAAATGGCTCAAAAACCATTATCGCATGAAGATATGCAAGAAGCGGTAAATGCTTTTGCAAAGACTGGTAATAAAAGAAAATCAGCCGAACTTCTTAATCTTCCTGAAGGCACTTACAATTCAAGATATAGAGCTGGTGTCAAAGCAGGCATTAAGCCTACAGTTGATGTATTTAACAAAGACTTAAACGAGCTTAATGATGCTAGAAATAAGATTAGACAACTTGAGGCTACGATCCACGCCCATGAAGAAAATACATTAACTGCCGAATATATTAAAACTACCATTTTAAAAATGTCAAAAAAGGTGGTATCTCCACCTAATTGGCTAATTAAGCCCACTAAAGGTAAAAGAAGCGCAGGTGTTCCTACTTTATTTGCATCAGATTGGCATTGGGGCGAGGTAGTTGATCCAAATCAAATTAATGGCGTAAACGAATACAACGTAGCGATTGCACAAGATCGTGCAAAAGTCATGATTGAAAAAACGATTGATTTGCTTAAAAACCATGTAGCTTTGTCCGATTACCCTGGCATTGTGTTTGTATTGGGCGGTGATATGGTTTCAGGTGACATTCATGAAGAACTAATGGCTACAAACTCTATGGAGATTATGCCCACAGTCATAGATTTGTTTGGTGTATTGACTTGGTGTATTGAAACTTTAGCCGATGAGTTCGGAAATGTCTTTGTTCCGTGCGTAAGTGGTAATCATGGGCGCAACACGCACAAAATTAGGGCAAAAGGCAGAAATTTCACATCCTTTGATTGGTTACTCTATCAGTTTCTAGCAAAGAGGTTTGAAAATGATATTCGCATCCAATTTCATATTCCTGACGGCTCAGATGCCTATTATTCAATCTACGGACATAAATATTTACTTACACACGGGGATCAATTTCGTGGGGGTGATGGTGTCATTGGGGCTTTAGGCCCAATCATTCGTGGAGATCATCGTAAACGCTCCAGAAATGCTCAGATTGATATGGAATACGACACAATGATATTAGGTCATTGGCATCAATTAATCCAGCTAGAACGCCTTATAGTCAATGGTAGTTTGAAAGGTTACGATGAGTATGCTTATGCCAATAACTTTGGCTTTGAGCCACCACGCCAGGCATTATGGATTACCCATCCTGAACATGGTTTAACATTTAGTATGCCTGTTTATGTTGAAAGAAAACAAAAGCAGCTTAACAAAGAATGGATTACCTGGAAGTGAAGCTAACACCCGCAATCCTACGCAATCTTTATAGTGCAATGGTTTGTTGCGAACCATATTGCAAATGGAATATGCCTTTGCCAGAGCAAGTCAAATTTATTGTTGATGCAGACCCTGAAGCAATGGGCACATATTTGCACGATGACGGAGATTGGGAACACATCGTTACAGTATCAGAAGCTCGCTGTGGGCATCTTTACACAGTTATGACAACGCTATGCCATGAGATGATTCACATGAGCAGAGCCAATACAGTCACCCATGCGTGGACAAAGCACGATGCCACATTTAAACGTAGAGCAAAGCGAGTCGCTACCGAATTAGGTTTTGACCCTTTGGAACTCTAACGAATCTTTTGTAATACCAATTCGAGCAATTCTTCTTCTGTAGTATCGTACTCTCGCTCAAAGCGTTTGCGACCCATTCCGTGAATACTGGTATTTGCGCCTCTATGGTGGTAGGGGCATAGGGGGATAACAGGGGCATCACTTCGTTTACCAGCTCGTCTAATGTGATGCAATTCCGCTGGAGTCCCTTCATTGCCTTGTTTGTAACAGAGGATGCAACCAAATCTCGCCAGGGCATCATAATGAGCTTTCTCGGATTTTTTCATACAAACAATAATGCTTGTGTTTCAACTTTTCCACCTGAGTTGTATTGTTTTGTTTCACCTTTAGGATAGGGCAAAACATCATAATTTAATTTGCGTTGCAACAATTTCTTTTCTGTTTTATTTCCGTGAAAATAAACATATCTATGTTTTGCGCTTCTAAATTGCCTAATAGACGGGTCAGTAGCGTGTCGGCTGTGTTTTCCTTCACCAGCACTCATATCTGTACGTTCTTTTGTTGTGCCTGTAAATAAAAAATTAGTTGCTTGATATACATAACCTATATGGCCCTGTGCTGTGTCTGCATAAGAAACAACAATTTTAGGTTTTGGCAACAATTTTATTGAATTAGCAACCAAATAACTTGATTGATTCTTTGCATTGTCAAGCAAACAAAGTCTGTTTAATTCAATAACAAATTCTTTGTATTCTTTTCCGCAAATACCTTCACACAAGCTATTAGAAGCTGGTATTCCATAAGTAACAACGCCAACAAGATTATTGCCATCATACAAACCAAAAGCATAACTAATGCTTGGAAGTCTTTTAGCGTAATGCTTTTTAAGAATCCAGGGACTAGCTTCTTCTGATTTAATTGGCAAAACTTTAAGATTAGTGGACACTTTTGGTGCTAGTCCAATCTTCTAACTCTTGCGCTGATTCTGTTATAGAACAAGCAATTAAATAGGCTTGTGAATATTTACCTTTAAGCACCGCTTCGTGATAGTGTCTGATGAATGAGTTAAGTTTAAGAATAATGTCTGCATAATCGTTCATCTCGTTAATCTTTCTATTGATCGGTTGCTGGCTTGTTCTGTGCGCCAGATTTCTACTCTAAGTTTTGCTGCTTCAAGTTTCCATTTTAACGCTTCTGCGTTTTCTGTCGCCACTCCAATGGCTTTGCATAAATCTTGGTAAGCCTCTGAGCGATACGCTTCTCTTTCTTGCGCCCCAAGACTTTGCTCCGATGATTCAGACATTTTAATAGCTTTGAGGCTTGATTTAAATGCCTCAAGCTCCGCAAGCTCACCCTTCGCTTTTGCATACGCAGGCGCAGTTTTGAAAATAAAATCAATCGCATCGTTTGGATCATAGTCTTTCATTTAACAATCTCCATGCTGTTGCTGCACAAAGTGGCACTTGTCCGTTTCCAATGGCTTTAAGTCTGTCCACCCTAAGTGCCACCCCATCAGCCACTCTACCCACATTGGGTTCAGATGACCACCAATCACTTCCGAGTTTCTCGTAGCTATCTCGCCACCTAACATTATTTGCAAAGACTTCGTTCTGTGCCTTACTACTGCGTTTTTTGCATCGTTTGATTGAGGAGTTGGCCAAACTTCCATTCTTTTCTTTAATGCTTTCCGACTGTTGCTTCCCCCATCTATTCCTGTTGTACAAGGAGTATGAAAGAAATCTAAATTGTTCGGTATTTTTTCCAACAATCCATATTCTGTCCCTTTTGTGATTTGCCCCAACATCGGCTTCTGAAAGCACTCCCCATTCCGCATCGAACCCCATCGAGGCCAGGTCTGCAAGGACTCGTTCAAGTCCTCTAAAAGTGAGCATTGGACTGTTCTCAATGAATGCGTATTTGGGTCGTACTTCGCCAATAATCCTTGCCATCTCTTTCCACATTCCTGACCGCTCTCCGTCAAGTCCGTTTCCTTTTCCTGCTGCGCTAATGTCTTGACAGGGAAATCCCCCAGATACGACATCAACAATTCCTTGCCAAGGTTTTCCGTCAAAGGTTTGAACATCATCCCATATCGGGAAAGGCGGGAGAAATCCGTCATTTTGTCTGGCGCACAATACGCTTGCTGGATAGGCTTCCCATTCGACTGCACAGACTGTTCGCCATCCAAGCAAATGTCCCCCAAGTATTCCTCCACCAGCGCCTGCGAAAAGAGCCAACTCATTCATAGTTCCCCTTATTTAAGTGCAAGCCAAAGACCAATTTGACTAAACGCATAACCTAACCAAATAATTGCATTAGGAAATGCACCCTTGCGTAATTGCATAACACCGACCATTAGATAGCCCATGCCGGTAGCAGCAATAATTGTTTTTTCAAGCATCTTTCCCCCTAGAAAGTGTATTTGTATAAGTCTAAATCTTTTTCAAACAACTTGGCAACTTTATTTTTTTCCTTATCTGTGTATAAGTTTTTATACAACTCGTGATCTGATTTGTTATCAACATCCAAAGTAACACCAAAATCTACAATGTCTTGAATGGGCTTAAAATCGTTGTCTAAGCTCTCTGTTCGCAAAAGATGAGTTACCCCATTGGGTATCCATTCAAATTGATTGGTGGTGGTTTTAAACCAATGCAAAGTATCGTAGCTTTCTAACCGATCTACCCATGTGGCAAAGTCAGGAAACTCCTCTAAACCATTGGCTTGCCTAAATTTTACGCACCACTCTGTTTGACCATCTTTGGCAAAAGTATAAAAGCTCACCAATCTATCGTAAGGGTTTCTGACTACCGCAAAAGTTGTAATGCAAGGCATTACTTTAGCAATCATTGGCAGACTTTCGTGATGGCCCATAAAAATAGGGTCGGCATCAAAAAATGATTTGTATTTGGTAAACCATTTAATGATGGATGTGCCAGCATTTTTAGGAATATGCACAAAAGTTAAATTGTGCTTAGGTAAAAACATTGCCGTCATTTTAAACCAAGCTCTTTTCTAATTTTAGTAGCACTAACGCTGGTGATAGATTCATCAAAAGTTTCTTGTTCGATCTTATATCCAACATCACGCCCATAGGTGATATTGACAATATTAGGCACAACTTGAATGTAATATTGCCCTTGATATAAAGGGTCAAGATCACGTTTAATGTTTTCTTTGACTTGTTCTAAGCTAAATGGGTTACTGTCATTCCATCCTTGACAATCTCTTATCTGAATGACTACTTGTCCTGTTTTTTTAATAGCTCTTTCAAACAACGCACGATGCCCTTTATGCCAGGGTTGCCATCTGCCCAACATTTGAACAGTTTCTTGTTTCCAAGAAAAAGTTGCACGACGGCAATTATTAACAATATGGTTGACAACAAACTCTTTCCATGAATTATCCCAATTTGGGATTCTGAAATCATAAACATCAGGTTTTACAAAAAGCTGGTTTGTATCTTCAAACCTTCCTTCATCTATGGTATCCATCCATATAGTCCAATCGGCTTTAAAGTTATTACGCATCTCAGGCAAAGGAGCTACAAAATCACAAATTACATAATCACCACCAGCCGAAATTGCAAAATCAGCCATACGAATAGATTGACGAATACGCCCTTCTTTAGAAAAATCCCAATCATTAAAACGTTTTCTCACATCATCCGCATTAAACCAAGTCACTATAGGATTGGTATTGATTGGCAACATTAAAGCTCTTTCATAACTCATGTGGCCTTTAGCTTCCAAAAGTTCTTTAAGTTTTTTAGCAAAGGTCGTTTTACCAGAGCCGGGTAAACCCATAATTAATATTTTCATTTCCAAACATCCACAATAATATGAATACGATCTTCCGTTCCTTCGTTGGCTACAGAATGGAGAGCTTGATTGTTAAACCACCAAATTTCGCCAGGGTTCATGTGACAAGATTCGTTACCAGAAGTAAATGATACTTGGTCGTTGCTTGTTACTACAAAATGGTATCGGTCATGCTTTTTGGCGTAATTACCTTCATCTATGTGGTAACCAATATATCCACCAGGTTTAAGATTGGCTACCATCACACGCCCTAAAAGATGAATAGGAAAAAAGTCATAGACTACATTCATTGTTTTGGGATGGTAACGCTGAGAAAAGTAATCTTCGCACTTCAAACTCTCAAAGAAGGTTTGATAGGTGGAGTCATACATTACAGATTGAAACCGCAAGACAATATCTTTGACGTTGGAGTGTTGCAATGTAGGATCGTTTCTACGTAGGTTTAACCAATCCCAAAATTGACTTTTTGTTAGCTCTGCTGCAATAGGCGCAGGATCAAAAGTATCTATTAATTTGAAGTTATCCATTTTCCCCACTCCCCTCGGTTTCCTAATTGATATTGTATTGCAAAGTCATGCAGTAATTCTGGTGATATTTTCTTGTCAGAAATATATTTTCTAAACTTTGGCAAACCCCAATCTTTACGCCATTTACATAGCTGGCGCACCCCTGCTTTATGTATTGCCTCTAGATCGGAGTTCCCGCTGTTTGATGACATAATCCTTCATTTCGTAATAGCTGTTAAAGCGGGCCAATTTAGGGTCTTTACCACATTCAATTCTATACGCTTCTTCAATCTGATCGTTAGTTATTAACGGATTTTTCTTTTGTGTAATAACTGATTCTGCAACCCACTCAGCTTTAAATCCAGCCCAACCTCTTTCGCAACACATCTGCATTACATCAGAGAGGGACATTTTAGCCTTATCTGCTTCTCGCTGTAATCCTTTAAAAGCAGTTTCAGTCCATTTAGCTTTTTTGGCTTTGCGAACTTCTAAGTAATCTTTAAACAAAGATTCAGAAACACCTTCAGGTGTCTTTAATTGGTTATTGGTTATTGGTTTATGGTTATTGGTTGGTTGAACGGGCGTTGAACGGGCGTTGATCGCTCGTTTAGCTGCCGATGCTTTTCCTGCTTTAGAGGCTATATCTAACTGTTTATGATAGTCAGCCAATACTTCATCGCATCTAGTATGCTTCCAATATCCATCCTCTAAAACAAAAAACATTTTAAGAATTGATCTCACAAAGTCATCATGCAATCTAGCATTTACTTTTGTGCAAAGTACGCCTATATCATCAGGCAATGGTTTTTCTGTATCGTAATAAAGCCAAATTAATTTGAGATAAATGCCAACTTCTTCGTTGGTTAAATAAGAGGTGTCTTTTATAAAGTCACCAATGTGATGTTGGTAGTAGTGCATACGGCCTTTGTCAAAGGTAGTCAAAAGGGTGGACTGGGCAGATCGGTGACTAATCGACTTTTCGGTTGCGAACCTAGCCTGTCCATAGAGTTTACTACAGCTTATTTCTTTTTAGTTTGTTGTTTTTTTACAACAGTTTTCTTGGGAGTGGTGTCCAGAACGCTTGAAACATGAAACATTTTGCCGTTACGTTCCATCATTATTGCCTCCACCAAAGTGCAAGTCATTCCTTGCTGGACAAGAAAATGCAATCCCTCCTTGTCATAATGCACGTGGACTTCGGCTGATCCGTCTTTATTTTCTTTGATTTTTTTAATTAAAATTTCCATTAGTGTTGCCCCGAAAAAGCCACAGGGCCAAGTGCATTTAACAAATCACGATGCGCTTTGACTTCGTTGGTCAAAAATGCAATCCGTTCTTGCAAAACTTTAATTTCTAGATCAGCTTGTTTAAGCATATCTAACAACATTTCTTCTCTATTCATATTAACTCCGGCCAAATTAAATGCCAGGATTGTGGAAACAAGTCCTTGCGTGTGATTAAACCATGCGACTCTTTTTCAAGAGTTGCCCCTAAAAATGCGTATTGAGATGCTGGAATGTTGTTTTTTCGCCACAAACTAACTGCTGCCGGGCTTACACCCGTTAATTTGGCTACTTTGGCAGTTCCCCCAAGCAAGTCAATTATTGCTGAATCTGTAAGTTTTAGTCCCATTTAGCAATCTTACAACATAAGTAATTATTTTTGCAAAGGTATTGCAAAGTCTTGAATATTACTTAATAATGGAGATATAGCAACTTCGCTATGTCATTTAAGGGGAATTTAAATGGATGAGTTGTATCAAGTTATGACCGAAATGGAGCAACGCTTGGAAATAGCGTT